AGCGGTAATGCCTGTAACCGTACCTGACCCGTTAATTGTGATTGTCATGTTTGTTCCTTATACGACCACCCAAGTGCTGCCACTTGAGACTGTCACTGTGATTCCAGAATTTACCGTTACGGGGCCAGCACTCATGCCGTTGTTGGTTGCTGCAATGGTGTAGTTTTCTGCCACCGTATTTGCATTCACTGTGATGCCGTTAGAGGACACCATTGCTGTGCTTTGAAGCTCACCAGTTGAAGGCTTATAAAGGAGCTTTGTATTTCCTGTATATACAGTTGTTGGGACACCTGTTGTAACGCTTGCAAAGATGGGAAACAGGTTTGTAGACGTTGTTGTGTCGTTGCTAATTGAAGCACCTGAAACAACTGTTGCCCAACTGCTGTTAGTTCCGTCAGTAGTTAAATATTTACCTGAGTTTGTAGCCTGAGAAGGAGCAAGAGCATTAAAGGCTGTAGTTGCTGTTGTAGCTCCTGTACCTCCATTAGCCACTGGCAAAGCCGTGCCTGACAACGTAATAGCAAGGGTTCCTGAGCTTGTTATTGGGCTTCCTGCCACTGACAGGAAAGAAGGAACTGTTGCAGCAACTGATGTCACTGTGCCGGGGTTACTTGTTACAACGCCCCAAGAGGTTGCTGTTCCGTCAGTAGTTAGAAACTTACCTGAGTTGCCTGTCTGTGACGGTGTGTAGCTTGCAGCTAATGTTGCGCTGTTAGCAGCATTGGTGGCTGATGTCGCTGCGTTAGAAGCACTGGTCGAGGCTGCTGATGCACTTGTTGAAGCGTTAGATGCTTGTGTTGTAGCTGTAGAAGCTGACCCAGAAGCACTAGTTGCGCTGTTAGAAGCGTTAGTAGCCGATGTAGAAGCTCCAGATGCGCTTGTAGCAGCATTGGTTGCTTGAGTTGTTGCTATCCCTGCTTGTGTGGTAGCTGTTGAAGCTGATGTTGCAGCGTTGGTTGCACTTGTCGAAGCATTAGATGCTTGTGTTGTAGCTGTAGAAGCTGATGCAGCAGCAGCTGTAGCACTAGTAGATGCTGCCGATGCACTTGTGGAGGCATTAGAGGCACTTGTAGAGGCCGCTGAAGCACTGGATGAGGCAGCACTAGCTGAACTAGTTGCTGACGCAGCAGAAGACGCTGCACCTGTTGCAGAGGTGCTCGCAGCTGCTGCGCTAGTAGCTGCGTTTGTTGCACTAGTGTTTGCATTAGTGGCAGATGTCTCTGCAAGCCCTGCTTGAACTGTAGCCGCTGCTGTGTAACCAGCAATGGTACTCACTTCAATATCTGATGTGGCATCTCCTCCACCACCGACACCACGATAGATTGTGCATTTTAGATGCTTGTGTTTTGGAAAATCACAGAACAATTCTATTCCCCTTTTGTATGTTTGTTATAGCAGGAATTACCTGCAAGTTCCACGGAACGTGTAAACCGCATACTTTCTTTCCTTGAAGTGGAACAATATGGTCTACATGATACTGCGAGTTCATTACACTTGAAGTCCACTGAGCTAATAAATATTCTGTCTGAATGTTTTTATAGTCTTCCTCAGTTAACCAAGGAGGAGAAGCATTTAACTTACGTGTTCGATAGTTACTTGCTTTTGCACAGTTCTTACCTTTATTTATTCTTACCCATAAACTGTTATATGTTTTATTGGACGCTCTTGCTTTATCTAAGTTTGCGTAATACCAAATAGATGCACGTTGTTTTACTTTATCTCTATTTTTAACAGCATACGCATTATCCATTGTTCTCTTGCACTCTTTGCACTCGTCAGCACATCCGTCTTTTCTACTTTTGTTTTTCCCGTATGCAGCGAATTCTTTTAACTCTTTACATTTATAACAAAGTTTCAAGAGCTGTTTCCTTCTTTTTGGCTTGTTTTACAGGTTTTTCAACAACAGGTTCTTCTGTTACAGCAGAATATTCGTCATGCTTTAGCATCTCGATAATGTCTTGTTCTGAAGAATATTCGTAAATCTGTCCGGTGTGTTTACATTTAAATTTCATAGGTTCTCCTTTATGGAACGCTTTTAGTAAAAGCCCTCTAAAAAGGAGAGAGTCCTTTTGAGACTCTCCCCTCTTGTCGCTTAGGCTGGTACAGCCAATGCAACAGCTGCGCCATCACGCAACTCTTTAACACCGTACAAGGTATCAGCAGTGAACAGAGTACCGAGGTATTCTTGTTTGTACTGAGTCTGTGAACGGACAGCCATTTGCTCTGCAAGCACAGCGAAGTCTTTATGACCCATCAATGCAATACGGCAAGCAGTGCTACCGGAAGTGGTATCAGCGTTGTTGGTGACGAACACAGGAACGCCATAAACATTACCGATTTCACCGTTACGGATGGTGTTGCTAGAACCCATTTCACCAACAAAGGCTTGCTCAGTAAAACGAGCAATACCCATCAAGGTGTTACGGCTGGAAGGAGGAACAATGAGGAAGCGACCGTCCATAGGAACATCAGCGTCATCAAGACGTTGAATACTACGGCGGATAGCAGCATCAGTGATTGCAGCCAAGCCAGTGTTAGCAGCAGCAACATAAGCAGTTGTACCGTCAGCACCGGAGAAAGCACCGGAGTAAGCAGTAGTACCGCCACCACCTTGAACACCACGTCCCAAAGCAACCAAGTCGCTATCTACTTGACGAGCCAAGGCATAGCCAGCATCTTCAGTGTAGAAAGCACGGAGGGAAGACAATGCTTGTGTTTCCACAATGTCTTCAATCAAGCGGCTATATTCATAGTGCTTGTCGATAGTGACAATTACTTCCAATTCAGTTGCAGCAATCAGAGTTACCTGAGTAGAAGCAGCTTTAGCAGAAGCAGAACCACGGATGGGAGCAGGAATGTGAACGGTGTCACCTTTCTTGCCTTTGAAACTCATCTTCTTGATGAGGTTAGCGAGAACCAGATTTTTCTGGTAAGAAGCAACAATTTCATCCGACCAGATTTGGGGGATAAACTTTGCTGCTGTTGTCTTTGTGACATTATCAGTACCGAGAGCCATATTTAAATTTCCTTAAAATTAATTATGTCACCAGCGGCAGGGAGCCGTAGGCGACTATTTAACCCTTCCTTCGTTGTATGCAGCAAGAATGTCGTCAGACAAGGCTTCATACCTCCGGGGGTCAGTCATGCGTAGCCGAATGAGGTCAGCACGTCTATACACTTTCTGTGAAGTTTCTCCAGAACCGCCTGTGTCTACACCAACTGCTCTTAAGTTCTGCTTTAGGACTTGTTGTCCGTCATCACGAGTTTGTTGGCTTTTAACAGAGCGAATCTGTTTGAATGTTGAAAGAAGCTCGTCAGCAGCTTGCAGGTCATATTGAGCATCAGCTTGTGCATATAAATTTAAGCGCACAGGCGAAGCCTTAACCCACTCAATAAACTCTCCGTCTTTAATTACTTCTGCCATGTCAGGGTGCTTTTTGTTAAGCATTTCCTGAGTACGCATCTGTTTCATTTCGAGTGCTGCTTGTTTAGCGGCAAGCACATCGGGGTGTTTATCTACTGCATTGCGAACCGCCTTCTGGGGGTCTTCAAAGAAGTCGTATTCGTTTTCTTGTACAGGTTCTTGTTGCTTCGGAGCGAGTTGTTGTTTAATGAGTTCATCTGCGAGTTTGCGAACTTCACCTACTTCTTGTGCCTGTCGTCCAATGAGCTTTTCAGCTTCTTGGTGCATCGTCACAATGTCCTCCAGACTCTTGCCCGAATACTTATCGGGAATCTTCGGCTTTTCAGCTACTACTTCCTCTACATTCTGAGAGTCAGTTTTCGTAATATCATCAAACTGCTCATTAGACAGTTCTTCTTGTTCAATCAGTGCCATGTATACCTTTCATCCTGCCCGTATGGGTTTTAGGACATTTAAATATGAATCCAGCTTGTGCCTATTCAGCGGCTGTCTTCTGTTCTTGTTTAAGTTTCTCTGCTCGCTTTCTTACCCAAGCATCTGCTGCTCCGGGGAAAGCACCTGTAATGCCTTCGAGGGCAATACGTGGCTTAGAAACAATCCGTAAAGCATCCTTGCCGCAGGTAGAACACCTGTCAGTTCGGATGGCTTCATCTACATACCGTTCAGTGATGTGTGAGTTGTCGCAAAGAAATTCAAATATTCGTTTCATTTACAATGTCCTCATACACTTCTTCACACATCGCTTTGCGGTTTAAAACTAAATCAAGTATGTCCAACTGGCCTTGGCGAAACTTTAGTTGTTGTTCGTCCTTCACCGTATAAACATCATTGAGAGAGGTTTTAATCTTTTCAAAGTCCTCAATGAGAGCTTTCCACCCTTCGGTAGCCATCATTGAGAATGTTTCTTCGTAATATGTTTGTAACGCTTTGTCCATGTAGGAGCGTCCTTTCTGTTATTTTCTAATCATCTGTAACTGAGCAATTCGTTCGTTAGATAGAATGTCGGCTTCCTTCAGATTAACTTGTTTTTCTTTCAGCATCATGTCTGCTAGCTTCAGACGCTTTGCAAAGTCAGCATCGTTATCTAGGTTTGTAGAAGCTGCTGTTACCAGTTTCACTTGCTGCTCGGCAGGTAGAAGTTGTGTCTCTACCTGTGTCTTCTGAGCATCAGCTGCTTTAGACGCTGCACTTGCCTGTAGGTCAGCTACTTGAGCTGCTGCGAGGGCTGCTGCTGCCTCTTGCTGTTGCTGTGCTGCTTGGGCTGCATTGGGGTCAGGTTGACTCATCTGCTCAAGCGTAGACATAAGCTCTGCTCGGTTCGACAAGCTGCTGTTAGCAAGGATGCCTTTAAGCAAGACAGGGAGAACAGGAGTGTTAGGGCCAAGCGTTTGCAAGAGACCAATCATCTGCTGTTGTTCAAACTCACGAGCCAAGATGCCAAGGGTGGCAGTTGGAATGAATGTGACATCAACTGACGGATAACGCTCTGGGTCAAACTGCATATAGCGGTAGGCAGCTTTATAGATGAAAGGCATCATAAAGTCTTCTTGGAAGTTCACCAAGGTACGCTTGTACTTCTTGATAATTCCAGCCATCGCCATCGACATTCCCTGAGAGCCGCCTTCACGAGGCACATTGGAGGGAAGACCTGCACTATCCACTGTTCCTGTTGCCTGAAGCAACATTCTCTCAAAGTTCTGAGCTGCTGCTGGAGCATCCTGTGTGCTTTGACCGAAGTGGAAGGGGAACAAGATGTCGGCAGGAGGGCCGTTTGTCAGGAAGCTCTTACCGGGCTTAATTTCAAACTTAGCACCTCGTGGAAGCCGTGTAGCATCCATACCCATCATAGGGGCTGTTGTAAGGGCTACAGAGTCCATATGAGCACGGAGCTGCCCGTCAATAGCCTTCTGCATATTGTAGGCTTTTTCAACCGTTCCACGCCCATAGAAGCGTCCCGGCACTGTATCGTCCTGATAAGCTACTAGCGGCCTATCCTTCATCATGTAGGGGTTTTCTTCAGCCTTCAGGAGCATCGAGTCATTAGCAATGACAATAATGGCTTCTACCAGCTCTGAGTAGTCATCGGCTACAGAGTCTTCAGGGAACAAGTCCACTACCTCTGCTTCACCTTCTTCTAGCTTCAGCAAGTATTCTTTAGGGACAAGACCGTAATAGGTGAGCACCTTCACCTTGTCGTCCTGAAACTGAACCATCTCTTGTGTTGGCTCTAGCTCTGTGTCGTCATAGGTGGTTCCAATATTCACCTTACGGTAGATACCTTTTTCCATACCTTCGACAATCTTGTGAATAGAGACATATTTCTCAATTGCACAGCCCATTGCATCTTCAATGGTTTCAGCGTTAGGGTCGATAAGGAAGTTCTTGGGGTTTACTGGCTTCAGAGCCACGCTCATCCGCATTCCTTCAATGACACCAATAGCAGCAGTTCCTTGAGCACCGGGGATAGGCTGAGTGGAAGGCTTTAGCTGTTTTGTCTCTTTAATGACAATTTCACCAATACCTGTACCATAAATCTCTGCCATCAACTCGATGTGGTCAATGCTTTTCTTAATCTTGTCCCGCTTGAAGTCTTCCATCAGGAGAGCCTTCAGAGCCTCTACGTCCATTGGATTACCGTCCACATCCTTCAGGTCGTCCTGAATGTCAAAGAACTCTCCTTGACCGAAGATGGCTTCTACAATTTCAGCATGGCGTGTTTCAACGGCTTGTTGCGTTGCAGGGGAGATGATACGACTGCGTTCGCTGTCTCGTGTCTTGTCTTCAGCAGCCCATTGACCACGGAAGATACGCTCATACTCCTCCCAATCACGCATGAAATTGGTATCACGGTAGTCACGCCACCTTTCACAATGAGAGACCACCCATTCGGTGAGTTCCTTGTCGTTGTCTGAGGGTTCTTCCCATTCAGGCATTTCTGGTTTAGTCGCCATGTGTTAGTCTTTCGTTGTGTCTAGCATAATGTCTATGCGTTGTTTGCTCTTAGTGATAGGCCCACCAATGAGCCAAGCATTGCAGGTTCGTGTCGCTGCACATTTAAAATCGAATAGTTCACAGAAGCCAAGGTCTGCTGTTTCCATAACATCCTTAGCAAAGCTCTCTTTTTCCATATCAATGCCAGAGCGAATACACTCAAGCATATCTGGAGTTTGGATGAAAGCAGCACAATTGCCACATCTCATTCCTTTAGCCTGTTTTAGGTCAGTTTGCCATTCATTTGCTTTGTCATTCCAGAAAGTATCATTAGGAGCCTCTGGATTAGCAGGGCCGTAGCCTACGTTCTTAAAAGCCCAATCCCTATTCTTCAGGTTGGCTTTAACGTCATGTGTTTCAATAGGGCATTGCATATTCTTCACCATTTAACTTTGTTAGCCCAATAAGCTGCTGACATCTTACCTTTGGCAATGTTTGCAGCGTGACGTGCTTTAAAAGCCTCGTTACGAGCTGAACCATCAGGACTACCAGACACACCTTGCTGCCCAAACCTAATAGTTTTTACTTGGTCACCTTCTTTAGCTACAACAACGTGGCTTTTAGTTGGATGACCGGGTGTTCTCTTGGGTGCGTTAAAACCACTGACACCTACTTTATCAAGTCTGGGGTCTTTAGGCATTAGTACATACTCTTCTTAGCAGGTTTCTTCTTAGCTGTTTTAGCTGCTTGCTTGAAGTCAGCTGCGCTTGGTGCTGCTTTGCTGCCCACCTTATTCATCTTCTCTCCGCTGCCAGCCTTGATACGAGCTTGCTTTGCGTTAATATTGCTGTAAAGACCCTGTTTCATACTAATTCCGTAACTGAGAAGGTGGAAGCTGTCACTCCCGAATCCTTGATAACGGCAATCTTTTGACCGGGACTCACACGAATAATCTCTGAAAAATTATTAGGCATCATTGGTGATGTTGTGATGCTCGCAGTTGGGTTTGTGCCAACTTGAAAGTGGCAGTGGCCCAAAGAACAAGACAAGCGAACCATTGTGGTGTTTTCCCCAAATGCAGTTGATTGCACACTAGAGTTGGTAACAGTAAATACTTGTGATGTTCCCAAACTAGGAATGCCAAGTGATACGTTATTTTGGTCAAGTTGAAATGTAGACATTATTTTCTCCTTATTTAATATCCAGCTGTAACATCGTAAGTTTCATATTCTTCTTCCTCATAGTCTGAGTTGTAAGTGCTAATGGCGAGTTGGTCAACATATGACAAGGCATCAACCAAGTCATCATGTACGCCTGAAGTGGGGAACATAACGAGCTGGTCTTTGAATTCTTCCCAATCTTCGTCTTCATTGAAAGACACCTTGCCGTGCTCCATGCGCCCTTGTAAGGCCCAGACCACCCTGTCTGTTTTCTTCTTGTTTCCGTGGGTTAGTTCATGGATGTGTGCGTAGGTGTTGTACTTCCGCATGAAGTCTGTTAGGTAGGGCAGAACAGCGTTTCTAGCCATTCCACGCTCACAGCCTACAGCTATGGGTTGATACTCCTTAATGTTCTTTAGGAGCCTTGTAGCCGTGTCCTTGATGTCCCAACGACCACTCTCAATCTTGCGTACCCACCATTCACCATCGTCCGTCACCTTGACGATTGCGATGGCAGTACTGTCTAAATGCTTCTTAACGGAAGCACCAACAGCCTCGAAACCAGCCAAGTCAAAGGCCATGACATAAGCACCTTCTTTAGGCTCAGGGGCTGTCTTAAACCAGTTCTCCTTGAATACGTCACTTCCGGCTGTATCGAAGGAACTCATATACTCCTGCTTGAAAGCAAAGGAGCTTAGTGTACGCTTGGCTGCTTCAATTTCCTTTGGGTCAATGGTTTCATTGTCCTGTGTGGTGAAGTGCCAGCTTTTCCATTCTTCATCAATCTCGTCTTTTCCTAGCTTATAAACATCGTAGAACCAATTGCGTCCGCTTGGTGTAGAGATGAACAAGGCTCGTCCTTTTTTGTCAGACAAAGAGGCTCGAACAATTTTCTCCCACACATCTTGTTTAATAAACGCACATTCGTCTAAGACTGCGTAAGTTAGGGAGACACCACGCAGGGAGTCAGGGTTGTCTGCTCCTCTAACAAGTATCTTCCGACCATTGATTAGTGTAATTTCTAGGTTGTTTACGTGGCTGCTCTTGATGACCTGCCGACCAAGGTCATGTAGCAAGTCCCAGATAATGGTACGAGCTTGCCCGATGGTGGGGGCAATGTACATCACTGCACTCCCTTCCGGGCAGTTTAAGCCTTCAATGAGCAATGTTATCGCCGACAAGCGGCTCTTGCCACACCTACGACCAGCAGCTACAATTTTAAACCGGATGGTGCTCTTGAACACCTCTTGCTGCCATTTCAGCAATTCAAAGGTCATAGCTGTCATACGTCTATCACATCCTGTGTATTCACTGTTGGAGATGTGAGACCAGTTATATTAATACTTATCTGCGGAACGCTGCCACCATTCTTAGCAGCCTCAAAGGACGACATCGGGAGCATTCTATCCACCGACATTTTGATTGCAGCCATCTGCCCCGGATGATTGTCATCTAGAGCTATTCGTATCATTGTGTCTAATATTCGTGTGCCGCCTGTAGCCAGAAGCCTCTGTTTGAATTCTTCAATACGACCAGCATCACCAATAGGACGACCAACCTTCCCCTTGTTTCTTTCTTTAACCGCTATTAGGTCAGCTTTAGGGGGTCTTCCCTTGCCCCTTGTTTTAGGGACTATCACCTTTGTTTGTTCCATCTGTCTTTATCCTTTTAGGAGACGTTTTGCTCTATAGAGTCTATTAGACTATAGAGACTTTAAAGTTATTGTTATTAATAAATTATAAAAACCATTGCTTTAAAGCCTCTATAGTGGCTTTAAACGTCTTAGTTGCTCTTTAGTTTTTACTATAGCATATATTATAGCACACTTTTGTCTAAATGTCAAGCTGTTTGTTACAAATAGTTGTAAATAACTTACTTTGTAGCGATGTTCTAGCCTTTAGAGTTCCCCTTTGGGAGTGCATTTTGTCCTTTATGGTTCTTTTGGTCTATTCTTTAATGGTATCAAGGACTTAGAAGTCTTTAATGTGTCCCTAATAATCGGAGATACCTCCTCCTTTTTAGCTTTTTGTAAGACTATTAAGGCCCTGTAAAAGTTTCATAGCCTACATAGCCCTCCCCCCTGTGTATAACCTGTTAGTAACTTTATAGACTGACGAGTCACAATGTAGACTGATGAGTCACTAATGACTGGTGAGTCAGTAAACAATTGGGGACAGAGTAGAACTTAGTAGGAGTGGGAGGCTATGATGCTGCCTATGAAGGGGACTAAGCCGATAGCTTTTACCTATCTAGGGGTTTTCCCTAAGACCTCCATACACCAGTGCATTGTTGCAGTGCAGCATAGCAAACAACATAGGCAATATCCATGCCAATCAAGAATCGTGCCAAGCCATAGAACGGCCTATAACGCAAAAGAGGCTACACCATAGGTATTGGTATGGACAAATAAAGATAGAGCATTCTGCACAATGTGAAATATTATTGGCTTTGTTGGC